GTTTGCTTTTTATGCGTGCAAAAATAGAGAACTAAAAACCGAAATCATGAAAGGTAGACCACCAAAGCCCTCCAGACTAAAGGAAATGGCAGGCACAGACCAGCCTTGCAGGGTATTAGATAACGAAATGCAGGTTAGTTTACTAGCTACTATTCCAGATCCTACATTTGAATTAAGCGAGAAAGGTTTAAAAGAATACTCTATAATTTGTGCAGAATTACACAGTAAAAGAATGCTACACCTGGTAGATCTGGCACTAATTACAGCCTATGCAAATGAAATGGCTTTGTATATAGAGCTGGAAATATTCCTAAAAATAAATGGCCGAGTAGATGAGTTTTTTAATGAAGAGGGCGCACTAACTAGAAGAACCTACAAGCCAGAATACAAGATTTCAAAGGATAGTTTAGCTAATGCCTTAAAAATAGCTTGCCAGTTTGGACTCACTCCATCAGCTAGAACTCGTATAAGTATGCCAGAGATTATAGATAATACTTTTAAACTATGAAGATAACTAACGAGTGCAACATGGAGTTAATGGCAAGGTATGAAGATAACCACTTTGATTTAGCTATTGTAGATCCGCCTTATGGGATTGATTGGATGAATCAAATTCAGAACCCAAATACTAAAGCAAATTGGAAAAGCTACAAAAATAAAGAATGGGATAAAGAAACTCCTACTCCAGAATACTTTAAAGAATTATTTAGAGTAAGTAAAAATCAAATTGTATGGGGTGGTAATTATATGGTTGAGAATTTATATTCTTCACCTTGTTGGATTTTATGGGATAAAATGCAAGAATTTACTGGAGCAGTTTTTGAAATGGCTTGGAGTTCTTTCAAGTCACCATCTAGAGCGTTTAGGATGAGTAGGATTGAAGCATATTCAAAAGGTAAAATTCACCCAACGCAAAAACCTGTTAAACTATACGAATGGATTTTAATGAATTACGCCAAAGAAGGAGATAAGATATTAGATACGCATTTGGGAAGCGGCTCAATAGCTTTAGCTTGTCATAATTTAGGTTATGATTTGACAGCTTGTGAACTTGACAAAGAATATTTTGAGGCAAGCCAGAAAAGGCTAAAACAGCACACCGCACAATTACGGCTAATATGAAAGAGGATTACTATTTTGATACTGAGACAGCAGATAATGCTGTAAAATTTATAGAGACTCACTTAACACATACAAAGGGAGAGCTAGCTAAAACTCCTTTTATACTCCAGGAGTACCAAAAAGAGCAAATAATACGGCCTTTGTTTGGCTGGAAAAATGCAGATGGAAGCAGAAAATATAGAACAAGTTTTATCTTTCTACCTAGAAAAAACGGAAAATCTACACTAGCTGCAGCTATAATACTAACACTTTTATACTTAGATAACGAATTTGGCGCCGAGTATTATAGTGCAGCGAATGATCGTGACCAGGCAAAAATCGTATTTAGTGTAGTTTCTGATATGATTAAAAACAACCCAAAGCTTGAGCAGTATGTGAATATTTTTAAAAATAGTATAGTATACGATTCGCAAGGATCATTTTATAAGGCTATTAGTAGAGAAACAAGTACAAAACATGGCTTTAATACTAGCGGGTTTATATACGATGAGCTACATGGAATGCGTGATGATGGTACAGAAAACCTATGGCAAGTATTAGAAACTAGCACAGGTAGTAGAAAAGAGCCTATATCTATAGCCATTACAACGGCTGGATTTGATAGATATAGCGCCTGCTATAAAATGTATGACTATGCAAAAAAAGTGCTTAATGGAACTATAGTAGATGAGCAATTTCTAGCTATTATATACGAAGCCGATGAAGATGACGATATACAAGATCCAGCTACCTGGAAAAAGGCTAATCCTGGACTAGATGTATCTTTAAAGCGCTCATACATGGAAAGGGAAAGCTTAAAGGCTCAAAATCAGCCTAGTATGGAAAATATCTTCAGAAGATTACACCTAAATCAGTGGACTAGCGCCGAAAGTAGGTGGCTACCGGACCGGGACATATTAGAATGCAATGAAACTATAAGCGAGGAAATACTACTAAACAGCCCTTGTTATGGTGGTTTAGATTTGGCTTCTGTAAGAGATCTTACAAGTTTTGTTTTGTCCTGGAGAATAGGAGAAAAGATAATTATAAAACACTGGACTTTCCTTCCAATGGATAAAGCAGAGGGTAGATCTGGCGGATTAGATGGTGTTAACTATTTAGAATGGGCTGACTATTTAGAGATAACCCCAGGAAATGTCACCGATTACAATTTTGTTAAAGCTAAAATATTAGAGCTTGCAGCGATCTATAATATAGAAAGTATAGCTTTTGATAGGTGGAATTCGAGCCAGTTAGTGATCGAGCTTATAGAGGAGGGTTTAAAAATGTCTGCTTTTGGTATGGGTTATAAATCATTAAGCGCACCTACTAAAGAAATAGAAGCAAAAGTACTTACAAGAGATTTTATATATTTTAATGATCCTGTTATAAGATGGCAGTTTGGAAATGTGCAGCTTTTAATCGATCCTGCAGGAAATATCAAGCCCGCAAAGGATAAATCGACCGACAAGATAGATACGATTTTAGCAATGGTTATGGCTGTAGGTGAAGAAATGTATAGCGAAGCTCCAATAGTAAGTAAATACAATAGAGATAATAAAGGATTCTTTACGATATAGAGCTATTGCTTAATACTTTAATAGTCGTATATTGCAAAAACACTTTTTTTAATGGGATTATTTGATTTTTTCAAGCGTACAGCACCACAGCCAGAGCAACGCTCTTATATGGACTATGCTCTGGGCTTAAATTTGGATAGTAAAGGCGTACAAGTAACACCAGAGAGCGCACTAACTTTTAGCGCAGTCTATGCTAGTGTACGGATAATATCCGAAACGATAAGCCAGCTACCTTTTAATTATTACAAGAAAACTAAAGAGGGTAGAGAGGTTTACAAAGAAAATAATTTGCAATTCCTGGTCCACGATGAGCCGAACGGCTACCAGACTAAATATGTATTTTTTGAAACTTTAATAAATACACTTTTATTATATGGTAATTCATACGCTTATATTGAGAGAGATACTACAGGCGTACCGATTGCATTAACTTTAATGCATCCAGATAATGTACAAGTAAAGTTTAAGAACAATAGACTACTATACGAAGTAAGAAACCAGGGTATTTATGATTCTAGCGATGTGATCCATATTTTGGATATGTCCTTAGATGGCTATACTGGAAGATCTAGGATATCTGTAGCTAGAGATAATATAGCTCTAGGTATAGCAGCACAGAAATACGGAAAAACTTTTTTCGAGAGTGGCGCAAAAGTAAGCGGAGTATTAAGACATCCTGGCCAGCTAGGAGCTGATGCAATGAAAAACCTTTCTAGTCAATGGCATTCTACATATCATTCTGGAGTAGGTGGAAACTTTAAAACAGCAGTATTAGAAGAGGGGATGGATTATAAACCAATCCAATTAACGCCAAATGATGCACAATTTTTAACTACTAGAGAATTTAGTATTTTAGAGATAGCTCGTATCTTTAGAGTGCCGCCGCATATGCTCGCAGATTTATCAAGGGCAACATTTTCTAATATTGAACACCAATCTACAGAATTTGTAAATCATTCTATAAATCCATTATTAAAGAAGATCGAGCAGGAATTTAATAAGAAATTAATCTTTGATAATAACAAAGGGAACACTTATTTTGAACATAATGTAACTGCTCTATTGAGAGGGGATGCGAAAGGTAGATCTGAATTCTATGCTAAACTATTTAGTATAGGAGCAATTACCCAGAATGAAATTAGAGCAAGGGAAAACCTAAATAATATTAAGGGTGGGGATTCTACTTTTGTTCCTATGAATATGATTAACACAGATAAGCCTAAAGAGATTATAAAAGAAAAACCTAAAACGCCAGCAAATGGAAAAGATGGAAATACGCCAGTTTGATCTGGCAGAGTTTAGATACGACAAAGCAGATAACGGCGATACAATAGTTCGAGGCTATGCTGCCGTATTTGGTTCTTTATCTGAGGATCTAGGAGGATTCAAAGAGAAGATAAATAGTAGAGCATTTGATAATGTACTGGAGGATGATGTAGTAGCTCTATTAAACCACGATAATAATATAGTATTTGGTAGGACTAGCAGCGGAACGCTTAAACTTTCAGTAGATGAGAGAGGGCTAGTATCTGAAATTAGAATGCCTAATACACAAGCCGCAAAAGACACGCTAGAATTAATGAAGCGAGGCGATATAAACAAGATGAGTTTTGGATTTTTAGTAGATAAAGATAAATGGGTAGAAAGTGAGCGAGGGTATGTAAGAGAGGTTAAGGAGGTAAAGAGGCTTATTGATGTAAGCTTAGTTACAAGGCCAGCCTACCCACAGACTAGCGTAGCAATTAGAAGCCTGGATATTTTTAAAAGCGATAAACCTAAAGTTTTAAATACGCTTAAAAATAAAATTAAATTACTAAAACATACTTAGAGATGAAAAAAACGATCAAACAACTAAAAGATGAGAAAGCAACAGCTTTGTTATCAATGCAGCGATTAATTGAAACTGCAGAAACAGAAGATAGAAACTTGTCATTAGATGAGCAAAACGCATTCGATGAAGCAGAAAAAACCGCTACAGATATGACCGCTCGTGTAGGTAGACTAGAAAGATCTTTAGATCTAACTAAAACACCTGTAGTGCCTGTAACTTTTGCAACGCAAAATATTAAAGAAACAGACAAGGATCTACAAAGATTTTCTTTAACTGCAGCAGCTACGGCAGCTTATAACGGACAAATGGAAGGCCTTGTAAAAGAGATGCACCAAGAAGCCAGAGCAGAAAACCCAGGACGATTATTTCGAGGAGTAGGGATTCCATCTATTGTATTAGAAACTCGTACAGATTTGCCTGCAGGAGCTGCACAAGTTAATCCTACAGATGTTGGATCTTTTGTAGACCAGTTACAAGCTAATTCTGTACTTGCAGCAGCTGGTGCAAATTTCTATACTGGCTTAACAGCTGATCGTAAATTCCCTATTGTTGCAGATATTGCATCTGGATTTATTGCAGAGGATGGCGGATCTGGACAGGCTGCAGATGGAGCTTTAACAAATATTACTTTAGATCCTAAAAAGCTTATCTCTGTAGTTTCTATGAGTGCTGAAATGATGACGCAAAATAAATCGGCAGAGGCAGCTTTGCAGCGTAATATGACTCGCTCTATAATGGCGGCTTTTGAGAAAGCTCTTTTACAAGATGCAGCACTTACAACTAACGGCCCAGATTCATTATTTGATGATGCTGCAGAAATTACAGGAACGGCATCTATTGATAAAGCTATCTTATTCGAAGCTGAAAGATTAATCTTAAACGCTAACTATAATCCTGCAACTGGTAGATTTGGTTATTTATTCAACGCTGGAGCTTTAGCAGCTTTGAAGAATGAAGCAGGGATCGACTATGTGGCAGCGTTTGCAGATTTCGCAAATAAGCAGGCTAACGGATACAAGTACGGAGTTACCTCTAACTTAGGTATTAAGGGAACGCCTTATTCTGAGGCTATGCTTTTCGGAGATTTTAGCGATGTACACATAGCCACTTTTGGTGGTCTTGACATTATATCTGATAGATATACTGATGCGCACAAAGGCTTGTCTAGGCTCGTAGTAGTATCTTTAATGGATGCTAAAGCAGCACACTCTAACAGCTTAGTTCGTTACCATATTGCATAATTATTTAGGTGGGTATAATAGCCCACCTATTTTTAAACTTTAACAATGGCACAATATTCTAAAATAGAAGCGTATACAGGAACCGAGCTAATTAGTTTAGCAGAGGCCAAGCAATATCTACGAGTAGATTATACTACAGACGATACCTATATTACAGAATTGATTAAGATAGTCAGAGTACAAGTTTTGAAAGACACTAACCAGGTGGTAGTAGATCAAACTATTACCGAGTATTTTAGTGCATGGCCGAGGGGAACAATAATAGATCTGCAGTATCCAGGAACAATAGAAATATCTATAGCCGCAGCTGCAGAGGGAGAAACTCCAGAAGTAGAAGCATCACCAGTATTAAAGTATTTCGATAATGACAACGAAGAGCAAACAGCAGAATTAGACACCGATTATAGAGTAATTCAATACCTGGGATTATTAAAGATAGAGCTAATAAATAAGCCTAATCTATATAATAGAACAGAGGCTATTAGTTTTGAATATGTAGTAACACCAGACAACAGCGATGCAATAGCACCTTTGAAAATTGCTATGTATATGCTTATTCAACACTACTACGATAATAGAAATGCAGTATCTTTTTTGAAAGCAGAAGAATTACCACTAGGTTATAAATCTATAATAGCGAACTATAAGAACTACATTCTATGATAAACCCGGGAATGTTTAGGTATACAACAACAATAAACTTGAGGACTACTACGCAGCAGACAGACTTTGGAGATTACCAGGATCAAGCGTCTACTACTTACGATAGATTCGCAGCGGTTAAATGGTTGCCAGGATCGGAGCAAGTTATTAATGATGTAGTAGGCCTGGTTAAAAATATTCAGTTTACATATAGGTACGAAAGCCTGGTAGATTTACTGGATAGAATAGATACTATTACTTATGATTCAACAGGTCTAGGATTTACAGAAACCTTTAAAATAAAAAGCATACAGCAAAAAGGAGCAGCCAATAAACAACTTGTAGTAATAACGGCTCACTATTTAGAAAACGCATGATAACTACAACGGCTAAACTAACAGGAGATAAAAGCTTAGAGAGGATTCTAAAGGAGTTAGGCCAAAGCGCAATAAAAGACAGCCAAATAAAGCAAGGGCTAAGAAAAATAGCAAAGCCGATAATTAGAGATATGAGATCTAATGCGAAAGGAAACGGAAAAAGTACAGGAGCTTTAGCGAAAAGTATAGGATTTATTACAGGGCTAAGAAGCAGAAAAGGCAGGCCTTTTGTTTTAGTGGGGCCCAGATACTCAAAGCTAGAAACACCAGAAGAAGAAGATAAAGAAGCTACAATATCAACGCCAGCAGATTTAGTAGAATTTGGTTCTACTATGTATGATGTAAAATTTGAGGGAAAGAGATTTGTACAGAACACATACGAAGCACACAAAACAAGAGCTTTAAACGAGCTTAAAAACGAAATTTTAAAGCTCTTACAGAAGAAGCTAAATAAACTAAAAAGATGAGTAGCGCAGCAGCAGTAGAATTTGGAAAGGTTATCTTTAATGTGCTTAAAGATAGCAGTAATATTACAAGCATTCCAGGTATGGGATCTGTAAAGATACAGCCAGCACCGATGAAAGCTCAAGCTGATCCTAGTATAGGTATTCTGTACGAGATAAGCGCAGTAAATCCTATTAACGCTAAGCGAGAATTAAGAGGCGAAGATACGCCACTATTTATAGTAGACTTTAGTATACAGGCATTTAGTACGGATTATAGCACAAGCATAACGCTAGCTAAAACTATAGTAGAAGTATTCCACGATCTAGCACCTGGCACATACGAGGGAATCGTAGTAGATGGAATTAAACTACAAACGATAACAGAGGGCTACAATAAAGCCCAGCGATATTACAACAAATCAATCAGCCTACAGGGTAGGATTTTATTATAAACAACTAAACACAAACAAAATGGCGACAGGATTATTAAACGGAACAGACCTACTTTTAAAGGTGGGATCTACAGCAGCAAATGAAGTAGTAATAGCTTTTGCTACTAGCTGCAGCTTGGAAATCTCAGCAGATGAGATTGATCAAACAAACAAAGACAGCGGCGGCTGGAAGTCTATAATTCAAGGTACTAGAAGCTGGAGCGTTTCAGCGGATGCAATGTACCAGAACGAAGCCGCATCAAGTAAAAAAGCTTTTACAGATTTCTTTGCTAATGTAGATGCTAGAGAAAAGGTATTTGTAGAACTTACTATAGCTGGTTCTGATAATTCAGATGCAAATGTATACTATCATGGTGAAGCTTACGTGTCTAGTTTATCAGTAAACGGTGGAACAGAAGATCAGTCTACATGGTCTATTTCTTTGACTGGTACAGGAGCTTTAGAAGAAACTCCAACACCAGTATAGTATGAAAGCTACAGCAGTTATAATAAACGGAAAAGATTATCCTATAAAATATGGATACGCTGCACTTAGACACTTTAGCGATGCCACTGGCACTACTTTAGGCGATCTTGGTAATATGGGCGAAACTATGACTATTACGCAAGCGATTGCTTTAGTATGGGCTGGTCTTAAAGATGGTGCTAGGGTAACTAAAACGGAATTCGATTTAGATTTAGACGAGGTAGCAGATCTATTAGATGAGGACGAAAAAGCAATGGAAAAAGTACTAAAAGTATTTGGCGATAGCTTAGCACCTAAGTCTAAAAAAAAAGCACCCAAAAAAAGCAAGTAGCAACTAGAGAGGCAGCTACTACTTTTGATGATTTAGAAGCAGTAGCTTTTGGATGGCTAAACTTAAGCCCAGACGATTTAGATAATCTAACACCTAGAGAGCTAGATAATATGCTAAAAGGTTTTGAGTTATTAGAGGAGAAGCGAAGTCAAGATAGCTGGTATAAATTCCGCTTGCTGGCAAGCACTTTACTAATGCCTAACACTAAAAATGGCAAAGGTATTAAACCCGAAAAGCTTTGGCCTTTTGATTGGGAAAAGAAGCCGAAAGCTAACAGCGATAAGATGAGTAAGGAAAGACTGCACTATTTAGAAAGTAGATCTAAACTATTAAGAAATGGCGAGTAAGAATGTAAACATAAAACTAGGCGCAAACATTACGGATTTTCAGTCCAAAATGAAGCGGGCGCAAAAGGGTTTCAAAAAAACAGCGACAGCCCTAAAGAACATAGGTAAATCTATGACTATGGGAGTAACCGCTCCTTTGTTAGCTTTTGCTGCTGCTAGTGTGAAAGCATTTGATACACAAGCCAAAGCAGAGGCCAAACTAAAAACGGCTCTTAAAGGAAATGAAAAAGCCTATAAAAGCCTAACAGACCAAGCAAGGGAACTGCAGAAGATAACCACTTTCGGAGACGAAGAAACTATTGCGGCGCAGTCTATGCTTGCCAGCATGGGACTAGAGGAAGAAGCTATTTTAAGGCTTACGCCATTGATCCAGGACATGGCAACGGCAAAAGGAATGGATCTTAGCGCCGCAGCCGATCTAGTAGCTAAATCTGTAGGATCGTCTACAAATGCGATGAGCCGCTACGGTATAGAAATAGAAGGAGCTGTAGGATCTAGCGAAAGATTAGATAGTGCTATTGCTGGTTTAAGCGGTCAATTTGAGGGACAGAGCGAAGCAGCCGCCAAAGCTGGAGCTGGAGGATTGAAGCAGCTCCAAAATAGTATGGGCGATCTAATGGAAACTATAGGTGGTCTGTTAATGCCTATTCTAAACACTCTAGTAGGATGGCTGCAAAGGGTAGTAGATGCCTGGACTAATTTAGATGGTGGTTTAAAGATTGCAATAGTAACCTTTGCGGGAATACTTGCAGCTATCGGCCCAGTAGTGGGAATCTTTGGCCTGCTAATGACAGCTATAGGATTTATAGCAAGCCCTATAGGAATAGTAGTAGTAGCTATAGCAGCACTAGCTGCAGCGCTTATATATGTAGCTGATAATTTCGAAGCCCTTAAAGAAGTGGGAGCTATGGTATTTGCTACTCTGCAAAATGCGGTAATATCATTTATACAATTCCTTGTTATAAATAATCCTTTTGCATTATTAATAGATGGGTATAATTTAGTAGCTGAGGCTTTTGGAAAAGATAAAATAACTTTTTTTGATGATGTTTCTGATTCTTTAGAGGGCTTAAAAATGAAGATTCCAGAAGTATCTACAGAGTTTGGAAGCTTTAGTGAAGCCGTAAGCAACGCAGCAACAAAAGCAAAAGATGCTTTATTTGGCATAGGTTCTAGCATGGGCGTAGGCGGTGGAACTACGGCGCAAGGAAGCACAGCGGAAAGCTCGCCTACCATATCTACTACAGGTTTAGACCTGGAAGAAATGGAAGAAGAATCCGAGTTTATAGACACTACTTACGGAGATAGCCTTCTTGCTTTAAAGGAAAAGATGACAGCCCTTAAAGATGCTACTAAGGAATTCGGTTTAGCAATGATAAACGATTTTGCTGGTAGTATGGCAAGCGCTGTTCTGAGCGGTGAGAATTTTTTACAATCTATGAAGCAGATTTTTGTAGATATGGCTAAACAGATAGCTACCATGATTATAAAAGCAGCTATTTTAGCGGGTATCTTTGCAATGATTCCAGGAATGGGAGCAGCACAGGCAGCAGGCGGCGGCGCTACTAATTTTATGGGCTTACTTACTGGATCATTAACAGGAAAGGCTAGCGGTGGTGGAGTAGCTGGAGGCACGCCATACATGGTAGGTGAACAAGGCCCAGAGTTATTTATGCCTGGACAATCTGGAACAATCATACCGAATGGCAATGTAGGCGGTGGATCTGTTATACCAGATGTAAGAATAAGCGGTTCGGATTTAGTTTTAGTATTTAATAAAACACTCCAAGAACAAGGCGGAGTTAATATATAGTTATGGGATTACTACACTACAGCAGCACCTTTAAAAGTGATCTGGATCAAGATTGGACTATTACTATCTGGAGTAAAACAGATGCCACAGGCTCGGCTCGTGATTTTTCACTAAGTAGTGAAGGTTTTAAATTAAACTACAAAAAAGGCTCAAAGCTAAGACTTGCTGAAATAATGCCCAGCGATATTACTATAGGATTTTTAGTACAAAAGGACACAGAAAAGGAATTTGTACACGATTTATTAGGAAGCGATCAAGGCGATTGGTTTATAAGGATATATAAAGGCGGCTCAATAGCAAGTTCTATCTATTGGGCAGGATGGGTAACACCATCATACAGCCCCTACAAAGATATGCCTTTCCCTTACAGGGTAAATATAAAAGCAAACGATAGCATAGGCCGGCTAGTAGACAAGTATAATAACAGCGTTGAAACGTCAGGCGCCGATGACTACAAACCGCTTTTTTATCCTATCCAATTTTTCCACGATCTATATGATATAGATACGCTTTTAGGATCTTCTAATTACAAATATTCGTTTTCATTTGATTGGTTTAATCAAGCTACTACCTACGGCCAGGCAGTAAATCCAATTCGAAAAACTTATTATAATAGAGCAGCTTTTGTAGAGGAGAACAGCAATTTTCCTTTAATTATAGGGAACTACCTTGACGAGCTGAAAGGCTTATTAAAAACAATGGGTAGTAAATTTTTCTTCTCTAGCGGCAGCTACAGGCTACAACAAGACAACGGGCTAGATAGCGACACAGAAACTTTTTTCTTTTGCAAAAATCCAAACGATGAAGCTACAGAGTTTTTAATCACAAGTCAAGGCAACGCAGAAACAATAGATAATTCAGCGTCGCCAGGACAAGGCGAAGCTAATATAGTAAACGGATCTACTTACACATACGAGCCAGAACTAAACAGCGTAAGAGCTAAATATGTACATGGAAATAAAGGAATAATATTTAACACAGCTCAAACCTTTGAGAACCTAACTACTATAGGAATATTAGGACAAGGAAGCAATAGTTATGTGTTAAATCTAAATTTGTTTGCCGAAGAAGTTTGGGATAATTCAGTAGTAAATCCTGCAGGCGCAAGTTCTTATCCTACTCAGGGATCATTAATAACTTGTGTATTTGAATGCGTATTAAAAGTGGGGAATTATTACTTAGGCGCTGCGGGTGGAACATGGAGTACCAACTCAGCTAACACATTTTTAGTAGTAGCTGGTACTGGAGCTTATGGCACTCAATATCCAGGCTGGGGATTACCACCAATAGGCAATCCTTTAGCCTCTAGTAGTTATCTGTATGATGACACTACAGGCTACGACAGAGCAACGGCTAAATTTACACAGGCTGTAGATATACCAACCTTACCAACATACGGAGAAGTACAATTTAAGTTCACCCCAACTTTTTACTATTGGGCTGATGAAATATCTATTACGCAAATATCGTGGTCTAATTTACTAGCAGGGCCAGCAAACCAAAATTCAAGTTTTGGAACTCCTTATAGTAGTTTACAGAAAATATTAGTAACTCCTAATATTTGTAGTTTATTACCGGCGGAAGCTGCAGAGGCAGAAGATCAATCTATAGGATCTAGTTTTATATGTTCTCAATCACCTAGCACACAATCAGCAGATTTAGATCTGGGAGAGATTACACTAGGCGAACCAATCCAGGAGGGAGTAGATAATACTATAAATACTTTAGCTAGTTTTGATGGATCAAACTACATACCTACTACAGGATTTAGGAGAGGTTCGTCAGGAGCTTATTTAAATCCTACTCAGTTACTACTAAACGAGTATTTACAAGGACAGGATAAACCTGTAACAATACTACAGGCAACTATAACATCTAATACGTATGCACCGCACATGGTTATTAAATATAACGATGTAATAGATGGAGCAGTGAGTAGGTGGGTATTTTTACGAGGTTCATTTATTGCGGCTAAAGATCAATGGAAAGGGGAATGGTATAAACTAGATTTAACTACAACACCAACATACAACGAAGAAGATAACGACATAAATACAGAGCCGGTATCTACTTTGCCACCTAAAGCGTTAATAACTCAATCCCCATTGATAAATGGCGATATTATACAGGTTATAAGTATTCCGGTAGTAAAAGAGAATGCACTAACTAATCTGTACGGCGGCAAATTAAAATGCAGCTTACGATCTGGACAAAAAATAACCCTAACAGATAGAAACGGCGGAACGCCTTTAGAAGTTATTGTAGATGGCGATCATGGAGCAGGAGCAACAACGATAAGCATAGAGAGTATAAACCCAAAGGCAGACTATAACGGCGGTAGTAATGTATTAATACAGGCCGCAGATATAACTAATTTTATGCCATCTAATTTGGCGCCTGGAGTAACAGCGACAACTATACATATAAAACCGCAGGATTTCCATACAACGGATAACAATAACATGGTTATGTACAGCCGTAAAGATATGGGATCAATACAAGGTTCTGAATATGACAGAAGAGAGATTTATTGTAGTACTTTTATTCCTGCTGGTTTTGAGGTGGTTGCTGTAGATGTTTATTCAAACCAGAACAGAGATTTTGATATAAAAAGCAGTAGAATAATTTCTAATATTACAGTTTTAGAAGAAAGCGGCGGAACCTCAAATACTACTCTTTCTGTCATTCCAGCGTGGGAATCGGTGGTAGATGAATATATAATAATTACTTTTTATCCTGGAGCTACTACAGATGAAATATACGGAGCAAAAATTGCAATAATAAAAACATGATAGACAAGGACACCGCCGAGAATATAGTAGTAAACGCCGCAGCCATAACTCTAAGCTTTAGCGGAGCTGAACAATGGCTTAGAATGACCGCTTTAGTTTTAGGTATAATATTTACTTTGTATAAATTTAATAGACTGTATAGAGATGACAAGAGCGATACTACTAAGAATTAGCGAAAACAAACAGCAGACACTAGGCCGCTTGTTTATATTTAAAGGTTTAGATGTTATATTTGAGTGCTGCACTTTAGAGCTACCCTTTAAGGCTAATCTTCGCAACGTTTCAAGCATCCCACCAGGCCAATATAATATTAGCACCAGGAATAGCGAAAAGTACGGCGATCATTACCAGATTGAAAATGTAATGTTAAGAGATTATATACTAATACACCCAGCAAACTATTACACTCAATTAAGGGGCTGCATAGCTGTAGGCTATGACTTTTACGATATTAATAACGATGGCGAACACGATTTAACGCACAGCCGCCGCACAATGAAGCACCTACTAGCAGTAGCACCAGAGGGCTTTTTTCTTACAATCTTAAACTTATAGAGTAAATAAAAGCAATTATTTTGCTATTTTATTTGGTCAATGATTTTATATGTGTAACTTTACACCAGTAAAAGAAAGCAAACTAACTAAAAAACAAGACTAAGATGGATATTAAATTAAAGGAAAAAATTTCAGAAGTTTGTGCTTGTAGTCATCCAAAATGGCAAGGGGCTTGTAGCCGATGTATAGCTAAGAAATTAGCTTTAAAAAAGGATAAATCAATCAAAGAACTAAAACAAGACTAAGATGAGAAAAGAAACTTTTAAAGCAGCAGAATATTTAAGAAAATTAATTGCAGATTATGATAAGGCAGATAAGGATTGGAATGTTGTAGATTTCGCAGAGAGATATGCCAACAAACGAGTATTAGAGGAGTTGCATAATTTATACAACGAGGAAGAAGAACGCAACGATTGTATAAGTAAAGAGCTAATCTACCAAAGAATCAAAGAACTAAAACAAGACTATGAAAACTAGAAACATTTTAGAAGATTTAAGCACTTGCCACCAAAAGAGCCTAGAGATAGACTTACATATTGAGCAAGCTGAAACACTAGGCAGAGCCATCGATCTTGCAATAGAGCTAGATAGTCAATTATTGATTAACGAGCTGCACAGATGCCTAAAGGCTACTACACTACTTAATACTATACATTTAAACGGTTTGGAATAATGGGAAAGTTTAAAAATTTACTTATAAGTATTAGAAACGAGTATTTAGATACTATGCCACAGGAACGCCACGAAATTTTAGAGGCTGTAATAGAGCAAAGATTCCAGGAATGGACTAAAGGAAATTTAACACCAGAAAACGCACCTGTTAGAGAATGGGAGCAATTAGGTAAACCAAAAAAACAATAAAATGACTAAAACAAGCAAAGTAACCTCTCTACAAGGATCTGGAACATGGGAAGGATCATATGGATTAATGTATAAATTCGAGGTAGGTTTTGAGAATGGTGATGTAGGCGAATACAGCAGCAAAGCAAAAGATCAAACTAAATTTGTAATAGGTACAGAGGCCGAGTATACCTATACAGGAGGTCAGCATCCTAAAGTTAAACCTGTTTATAATGCATCTGCTGTCGGTGGAGGTTATACACCTAATCCAGAGCGAGATTTAAAGATAGTTAAGCAGAGCTGTTTAAAAGTGTCTATAGAGCTTTGCAATAATGACAAAATAACACTAAAACAAGTTTTGCTAACAGCGGATAAATTTGTTGAGTGGGTTAATTTAGGGCAAAAAGTAGAGGCTATTAAAGAAGATTATATAGCAGCGCCTGTACAGCCAAAGAAAGAAACTACAGATTTGCCTTTCTAGTGTGTAGGGCTTTTATAAGATACCACCTAAACGGCGGGCAAAGATGCTTAAAGGTAGAAACAGGCAAAGCATACGCTTTAAAATGGCGAAGTAGAATAGTATTTATACCTAAGGAGTACGTCAAAATGTACGATTTTGAAGATGGATTTACTAGATGGATCGTAGAGATTCCGACCTGGCTAGAGGAGAAAAACGAAGATTTAAGATTTATACTAGAACTTATAGCAGATGAAAATAGAAACTAAAAACCTACAGACTGCAGGTAATTTTGCGAAGTCTAAAGATGTCACCACAGCCAGCGTATATAGGTGGCTAAAAATGGGAGTAGTAAAAGGCGTAGAAATTGATGGCGTTAAATTTGTCAAAATAGAAAAACCTACTAAAAAATAGTAGGCTTAACTAAAAAAAACAATTATGAAGACCAAATATACAAAAGAAGAAAGAGAGCAGCAAATTAGCTTGCTTATAGTTTTAGCTACATTTAAGAGCCTGCACGAACAGCTGCACAATTTAAAAGGAGCGCACAGCGGATTAGTAAAGCATAAATTTAACTTACTATTAAACACTTTTAAAGGCTATGAGAGAGTAATAGACAGAGATTGGCTAAAAGATAATACAGCTGTAGTAAGTGAGCTGTACGATGCAATAACAGACCTTATTTATATGCTTAGATCTGGAGTAGAAAAAGAACCTACTAAAAAAGCTAAGAAAAATGCAAAGAGATAGTTTTATATTTTATAGGTCCTATTTTGAGGCTACAAAGCCATTAAGCCAGGAACAGAAAGCGCAGCTATTTGATGCCATTTGTATTTATTCACTAGAGCAGGAACAGATTAAATTAGATCCTATTTGCACAGCTATGTTTAGCCTAATAAAACCACAGATTGAAGCCAATTATAAGAGGTTTTTAAATGGCACTAAAGGAGCAAAGATAAAGCAAGAGCTAAGCAAACCGAAAGCAAAGACTAAGCAAGCTGTAAGCAAAGCGAAAGCTAATGTTAATGTTAATGTTAATGTTAATGATAATGTTAATGTAAATGAAAGGGTAAAAGCGCATACATCTTTCAAACATTTGAAATTATCAATTAATGAATTCGAGAGGTTAAAGTCAAAAAGTGGAGAAACAGCAGTTTTAGAGATCCTGGAGCAAATAGAAAACTTTAAGGGGAATACTAAGTATACAAGTTTATATCTAACAGCCAAACAATGGCTAAAACGCCGAGAAAATGACAAACCAGCAAACAACAAGCCTAGCAATTTCGACCAAGAAAGAACCTTTGGAATTAGCCTATAGTAAAGAGCTAAAGATAAAGGATCTTACAGATGGCAGCCAGATTATAGCCCTATTAAATTATTTATATGTACTTTTAAGCGTTAAAAAAGACAATCAACTCAATGAAATTGAAGAGAGTGTACTAAATGGCGTGATAGTATCCAGCTTTAATAGATGGACGATAAACGAAATTAAACACGCTTTTAGATTAGCAGTAGATGGCACTTTAGATCTAGATATGTACCAAAAATTAGATTCTATTACATTTGGCAAGGTCATGAAGAAATACCAAACATATAAAAGAGAGAAAATAAAGAACTTTAAATTTATCGGAATGACTAAAAAGGAAAACATTGTAACAGAGGTAGAAAAGAGCGAGATAGAGAGCCGATTTTATACAAGCTGCATATTGCCATACCTAGAAGATAGAAAGACTATGACAAGGCCTAAAATAGACTGGGCTACATTTTCAATATTTAAGCATTTCTGGAAGAATGGTACTATTGTTATTTCTGATAACGAAAGAGAGAAATACAAATCTAAAGCAGATAAGGCTTGGAAATTAGATATTAAATCTAGGCGTAATAAAGGCGAAAGGGTGAGTTTAGATGAGGTTATGAGCCACCGCACGCACCAAATGTACGCAAGCTGTATAGCCTTATTCGATAAGTCAAAAGACAATGGCTTACAAAACTGAAGCACACTTACAAGCTGCAGTAGTTAGATATATAAAGCTAAAGTATCCAGGAGCTAGATATTGTGCTAGTTTAGGCGGGCAATACCAGCAGTACGACAGCCAAAAAAACAAAGCCACAGCTACAGGGTATGTAAAAGGATTTCCAGACCTACAAATTACAGAGGCTAGAGGCGGTTATTTTGGTCTATTTTTGGAGCTAAAAAGAGATAGAAAATCAGCTACAAGCCCTGTACAGATAGCCTGGATTAATGATCTAACAGATAGAGGCTATAAAGCCGAAGTAGTTAAAGGATTTGATGAATGTATAAAATTAATAGATGGATACTTTAAAGAAAAAAGAACCGAAAATAGTAACAAGATCTAATTATTTTCTAGTAATGGGCTACGACCCTTTAAAATGTTACAAACCCAAAAAATACCTTATTTATGCAACGAGAGGCGCTAAGGTAAACGGACAAACGATATAGAGAGCAAGCTACTAGAACGCTGCACAACAGCCGCTGCAAATTACTTGTTTTTAACTTGTTTTTGTGAAATTCTACAGCAGCGGTATTATACAGATTAATCTACTGAGAAAGATGAAATTTAAAGCAATTTTAAGAGAACTATTTAAGGGAATTCTACCAGCTTTGCCCTTTGGAAATGTAATACAAACTATTACAGCCAATATTAAAGAAGATGGATATACACCAACAGGAGCTATAAACTGGCCGAAACTTATAATGTACATTACTACGGGATTAATAGTATTAGGCCGCTTATTAGGAGTAATTACTAATGAAGATGTAATACAGCTTATAGACACATTAAGCAATGTAGATTGAATATAGTTATTCCTGCAGGCCTAGAAGCCATATCTACTAGAGCTGATGGATCTTTAAAGCTAACTTTTGGAACTCCAGAGCTTATAAGTACACAATGCGCCGATCTATTTAAGTACAGGCGTAAAGAGATACTTTTAATGCTATCTACAGGCGATATTAGTATAGAGCAAAAGAAAGCCCTAGAAAGCACTACAAAAGAGCTTAAACAGATAAAAGGAAAGAGCCACAGCCAACGCCTTAGAGAAGTACTCTACATACTGCATTCACAAGATAATACAATGCTAAGCTTTGACGAGTACTATAGTAAGAAGATGGAGAACCTAATAGATATGGTTAAGGAGCGCCTAGAGGATGAGGAAGCACACTAAGATATACCTAAATGCAATGGGCTACACAGATACGGACTATATACCTTGTGAGATATGTAGTAGAAAGGCTGTAGATATACATCATATAGAGGCTCGAGGTATGGGAGGCAGTAAGGCAGCAGATACTATAGAGAACCTACAGGCAGTCTGTAGACATTGTCACCTGGCCTATGGCGATAAGAAGCAATACAAACAGATGCTAATAAATGTACACAATGCCAGAATTAAAGAGAGGGAATAGATCTACATTAGCAGTCAAGGCTAGAGCTACCTATGTACAGCAGAAGCACGATGCATTCAAGGGTATGAGTAATAGTAATAGATCTATATACAATAGCACACGATGGCGTAAGCTTAGAGCAATAGTATTAAAGAGGCAACCTATCTGTACTATGTGCCAAGCTAAGCACAGATATACTACAGCTAATGTTGTCGATCATGTACTACCCATCAATAAAGGAGGGTTTGCGTGGGAGTTAAGCAACCTACAAGCCCTTTGTACACCTTGTCACAATAGTAAGAGTGCTAGAGACAAGTAGCATAGGGTAGGGGGGGTTAAATATCTAGGGAATAAACCCTATAGAC